TCGTCAAGTATATGCAGCAAAGTTAACTTCAGTTACAGGAACATTTACACCTGATGAATTAATAACTCAAGCAACTACTGGTGCAGTTGGTAAGGTGGTTGAATGGGACAGTACGCTTTCTATTCTATATTATCAACAGGAAAGATATGGAAATTATGGAACAAATAATACCACTGGTTCTTATGTTGCTTTCTCTGACGCTAACGTAATTACAGGTTCAAGTTCCAGTGCGGTTGGAACTCCTGATGCAAGTGCAGATAGTGCGGTAACACTTGCGAATTCTGGCACTATCACGTTTACAGACGGTTATGCAAATCCAGAACTTGAACCGGACAGCGGTAATATTATATATCAGGAAAATAGAAAACCAATTGGACGAGCTACAGATCAATCAGAAGACATCAAAATTATAGTGGAATTTTAAAAAATGGCTCAAAAAACAGACTTAAATATTGCACCTTATTATGATGATTTTGATGGTGCAAATAATTATGTTAAAACACTTTTTCGGCCTGGGTTTGCAATTCAGGCAAGAGAGTTAACGCAATTACAATCTCAACTTCAACACCAGATTGAACAGCATGGTTCTCACGTCTTCCAAGAAGGCGCTCAAGTTATTCCTGGCCAGATATCAGTTAATCAATCATACTATTCTCTTAAACTAGCATCAAATTTTGCTGGAGAAACTGTTGATCCATCTCAATATTATAATGCAACAGCTCCTGTAACAATTACTGGTGCAACCACTGGTGTTACTGCTGAAGTTGTTGGATTTGATATTGCAACCACTACAGACCAACCCACTTTATATATAAGATATTTTAAAAGTGGGACTGATAATGAAGTTCAATCATTTGAAGATGGAGAAAATATCTCTGCAAATACTGGTATAACACATACTAGTTCTTATTCATCTGATACAGCTTCAACAACAGCATATACTTCAGTATATAGTTATGCTAAAGGTTCTACTAGAGATCAAGTTAGGGGTGTTAATGGTCCTGCGTCTGCTACAGGTTCGGCCGCAATAATAAATGCTGGTGTGTATTATGTTCGTGGTTTCTTTGTGGAATGTGCTGAAGAAATTTTAATTCTTGATAAGTATCAAACTGGTGGTAATTATCGTGTTGGTTTCACTGTTACAGAAACTCTTGTTACTCCAGAAACAACTTCAAGTCTTCTAGACAATGCAACAGGTTCGTCAAACTATGCTGCAAAAGGTGCCCATCGCCTTAAAATTTCTCTGGCGTTAGCTAAATTAGATATGGGTTCAGCAGTAGATGCTAATTTCATTGAATTGTTAACTACTAGAAATGGACAAATCCAATCTATTGTTGATAAAACAGAATATGCAATTTTAGAAAAAAATCTTGCTAGAAGAACTTTTGATGAATCTGGTGATTACACAGTTCGACCATTTACATTTACTGTAAGAGAGAGTGTAACTTTAAATGATAATGTGGGACTTTATTCAAATGGTGCATTAACTGATGGTGGACTTGTTGCATCGAATTCATTACTAGCACTAGAGGCTTCGCCAGGTAAAGCATATGTTGGTGGTTATGAACTTGAGAAAGTTGCACCAACAATTATAGATTTGAATAAATCTAGAGAGTTTGAGTCAGTAAATGCTGGAACAACATTATTTGGTATGGGTAATTTTATAGTTGTTAATAATATGTATGGTACGCCGGACATTACTTCAATATCTGGCGAAACAACTGCGTATAAAACTATATCTCTTTATGATGAATTTATTGGAACATCATCTGGAGAACGGGGTAGTGTGCCAGTTCGGAATGCTGCTACACCACTTCCAATCGGACAATGCCGAGCTCGAGTAATAGAGTATGATTCTGGTACAGTCGGGACCGTAGAATCAAAGTATAAAGTATATCTTTTTGATATAAGAATGTTTACATTTCTAACTCTTAGTGATACCCCTAGTGCAACCCTAGTTTCAAATTTTGCTAATGGTGGTGTAAAAATTACTGGTTCTGATTCTGGTGCAACTGGTTATGTTGTTAATAGTGTTGCAACAACAACTGGTACAAGATTAGTTGTTATGAAAATTACTGGTAGATTTTCTGCCGGAGAAACTTTTACAGCATCTGATTCAGCCGAAGGCGATAAGATTGTAGAAAATGCCGCTAATGTTAATTTGACAATTGTTTCATCTGAAGGAGTTGTGGATGATACTCGTAGATTTGATGAAACAAGATCATTAGTTATGGTTGATAGTGATAGCGGTCAAAACTTTACTGCTAATGTGTTTCTGCAAGAACCAAGAACTAATTCTGGTGATGATAACTCATTACAGGCAAATGGTGCGGATGCTGGTGGTGCTGATGCAAATGCTAAAATTGGTGAATCTTCAGAAAGTATTGGATTAGAATCATCTAGGTTAGCTAGGTTAGAAGAAGTTAGTAAAAGCAATGCATTGGAAAAACTTCCGAAAGCAGTTATTAAAACATTACTTACTGATGCAAATTCTGGAGTAACAGATACACAATATACTGTTCGCAGACAATTTATTGGAACATGCAATACCTCTGGTGTGGTATCATTTTCTGCTGGTAGTAATGAAACATTTGTTTCTCATGCAGAAAAAGATTATACTATGTCAATCCTTACTGCTGGTGGTGGTACTGGTGTTCAAGGACAACTCGTTAGTATTGCTGATACAATGAGTGGCGCTGGAGGAACAACACTTACTATTACTGACGGAACCATTTTAGGAAGTGCTGCAAAGGTAAAGGTTACTGCAACAATTCTTAAAACTAGTGTTGTATCAAAAATAAAAACTACAAAACTAATGAAACAATTGAAAGTTTCAGCTGGTACATCAGATGCATATGGAACAAGGCCTGACGATGCAGATATTTCATTGGGCCGCGCTGATGTCTTTAATCTTGTTGGTGTATTTGATTCACAAGATACTGATGAGGATGCTGTAGCACCAACACTTACGCTTGGAACAATAACAGGAACCTTTACTAGAGGAGAAACTATTACTGGTTCTTCTTCTGGTGCTAAAGGAAGAATTATTGGCACCGCGAGTCCTGTAAGTTATGTTTCTACAAATTCATTTAAGTTTGTTGTTGGTGAATCTATATCAGGATTGGATTCTACTGCGTCTTGTTTAGTTACTGCATTAACAACTGGTGATCTAGATATAACGAGAAAATTTACCCTTGATTCGGGAATGCGTGATAACTTCTATGATACTGCAAGAATATTTAGAAAAAAAGGTTCATCGGCTCCTATCGGTAAGTTGTTGGTACTTTATGATTATCTTGAACATGGTACTGGAGATATGTTCACGGTAGATTCATATAGTGATATTGCCGGGCAGATGACTTATGATGATATTCCCATATACACTGGTTCAAAAATTGATCCTACTGATCCATCACCAAGTGGTAAATTTCCATTAATTGATAGTTATGATTTTAGACCTAGAGTTGATGATGTTGCTGGTACGTCTGCAACTTTAACAGTTGTGGATGAAATAACAGGAAACTCTTTTAACTTCTATGAAAGAAGTTTTGAGGGCACTGGTGGTTCTACTGTAGATTTTCCAAAACCTGGCTCTTTCATTCAAAGTGATTTTGAATATTTTCTTCCTAAATATGCAGCTATTGTTATAACTCGTTTAGGTAAATTTCAAGTTATAGAAGGAACTAGTTCTGATACGCCTCTTATACCAAAAACTCCAGATGAAACAATGTTGTTATGCACATTGTTTATTCCCGCATACACATTCTTTCCAAGGAATGTCACAATAAAAAGACAGAAACATCAACGATATACTATGAGGGATATTGGTAAACTCGCACGACGTATTGATCATATTGAATATTATACTGCTTTGAGTTTATTAGAAAGAGATGCTGAAAGTTTTGAAATCACTGATGCAAACGGGCTTAACAGATTTAAGTCTGGGTTTATGGTTGATAATTTTAAGGGCCATCGTATTGGTGACACTGCTCATAAAGACTATAAAAATTCAATGGATTTTGAATTGGGTCAAGTGCGCCCAACACATAAAACTAAAGCTATAGATTTGGTAGAACTTGCAACCTCTGATACTGCAAGAACTGCTGATTCGTATCAGAAGACTGGAGATTTAATAACTCTACCATATACAGAAGTTAAATTTACAGAACAACCATATGCTACTAGAATTGAAAGAGTTAATCCTTTTTTAGTTGCTTCATGGTCTGGAACTATAACTTTATCACCAGATTCAGATAAATGGTTTGAGACAGAAGTTCTTCCTGACCTTATTGTTA